CACCACCACCATCACCACCAACATCACCACCAACACCAACACCAACACCAACACCACCACCGACCAGTCGCCTCGGAGATGAGCCCATCATGCTCCGAGGGCCCAATAGATATCAGTATGTAGAATCCACAGCACAATATCATCAGATAGCCAACCCCCTCATTGCACCCATTGAGGGCGTGAGGATGAGATTGCCAAAAAGTTGCGAAGATAGCTTCCAACTCGCCCAGCAATGTGGCCCATTGCTCAGACATCTTCATCCTGTTGTACCTGATAATGGATGGTTTAACACTGTCGCCGCTTTTCGCAAGAGGTGTAATTATTTCAGTGCTAAACGGGCTTCTCCATTCGTGACGGATTCTGCTCGCGAGCTTGTGGAAAAGATATGTCCTAAACCAATGGATAGGTTTGAATGGACCGATAGTTTGTATCAAGCATGGCTTCTCAAGTTTGGCACTGAGAAGCGCAATCGTATGAATGCCGCCTTGCAAAGTTTGATATCGTCAAAGCTGCCAGATTATACTGGTAAGGAAATCTTTGTTAAGGTTGAGGCATTATTGGTCGAACATAAACCTAATTGGGCGCCCCGCGTTATTTTCAAGGGGTCCGACGTCTACAATGCAATTTCTGGGCCCATTTTCAATGAGCTCATGAGACGTTTGGACCATTGCCTTGAGCGCATGGACGGACCCTACAGGTTTCATAGTTCCTATCGCAAAACACCGTGTGAGTATGTACCTATGATTGAGTCTAGGAATAACGAGAATGAGTTTTATCTTGAAGCTGATTTTTCTTCCAACGATAAGTTTCAATGCAGTGACGTACAGTTGCTTGAGTCTTCAATGATGCGTGTTTTGGGTTGTCCAGAATGGTTCATAAGGTTACACCTTAGGAGCAATTCTTTTACAGTTCGCAATTCAAAACATGGCATCAAAGCAGATCTCAAGTACCAGTTACCAACTGGCGCTACGGATACCACTTTCCGTAACACTTTTTGGAACGCTTGCATTTTGTATTCTTTTCTTAGGAGGGTAAAACCAACTTCTTGTGATGCTCTTCTTTTAGGTGATGATATGCTGGCACGGATCACAGGTAGGGTCAGGTATGCACAGAAAACTTACACTTCCATTGCGGCTGAGGCCCAGATGGAAGCCAAAGTGTTTCGCCATGACAACCTGTGGACCGCAACATTTCTTAGTCGTTTCTTTGTTCCTGTCGAGAGTAAGCACCTCACGGTCCCCATTTTGGGTAAAGCTCTTGGTAGATTTAACATGAGGGCGAATAGGAATCAAGCTGTCAGCGACGATTTGTACATGGCTTGCAAATCTGTCGGTTATGCCTATGAGTTTCGTTATGTACCTACAATTCGCGACATTTTCCTTGAAAGGTTTAAACATCATTTTCCTCTTGTCGTTGCCAAGAATCTCAAGGGGGATTATGACGTTGAGGTTTCCTGGAATGCTAAGGCTGCTGGGGTCACGCTTCGTAATATCACTAAGAAGATTAAGGTCGACTCTGTGATTTGCGATCATGATTTCAACGCTTTTTGCATTGAAAGGTATTCCTTGACTGCCTCTGATGTTTATGATCTTTTTAGGGATGTCGTGCTTGATTGCAGATGCATTGATATTGATGGAGTTGTGGTTTCGAAGCTTGCCAAGGACTTTATTTGAATTGGCAGGTTGTCACGTTATCTGGATGGGTAGTTTGGCAATCGTGTCTTCGGACCGTAATCCACCAATAGCTGTTACGGC